TCTTCTAAATCTTTGACCTTTTCTTTTAGTTCGTTATTTTCCTGTTGTATGATATCAATATCCATTATGAATAATAATATTATATAAGTTAATTTTAAATAATTTATATAATATAATGAAACAGCATAGTGATGACTACAAATTAAGTGCGGTTATGTATTATATAAATCATAATGAAGATTTACGAGATACATGTGATATTTTTAAATGAAAATATCAATCGTTGCATGATTGGATTAAAAGATATAAACTGCAAGGAAACATTAGTAGAAAAACACGCAAAAATCATATGCTAAAGCACATAAAAATAACTCCTGAAATAGAAAAATTTGTAAAAGACCAAGTAAAAAGAGACCCAACTACAACATTATGGGAATATTCTAAATTAGTAAATGATAAATTTAATGTTATTCTAACAGATAGAAGTATCAATAATATTTTAAACAGAATGAAAATAACACGAAAGCGTTTGCGTAGCAAATATTATCCTGAAAAACGAGAAGGACAAGAAAAACAAGATTTAGTTGAATTTTATAATAAATTAGATGATTATGACTATCGTAAAACAATATGCATGGACGAAACTTCAATATATTTGAATATGACACATTCATATGGTCGTAGTAGAAGTGGAACAAGAGTTATTAAAAAGACGCACAAGTATCCATATAAGCGATATAATTTGTTATGTGCGATTAGTGCAGATAAAGTGGTTGGTTGGAAATTATATGGTGAAAGAAAAGGAGGAGTAAAAACAACGGATATATTAGAATTTTATGATGAATACATTAAAAATAATTATAAAAATTATTTAATAATTATGGATAATGCGGTTATTCATAAATCAAAGTTGATAAAAGATAAGATAGAAAATGATAGTAATAAATTATTATATTCGGTTGCATATCATCCAGAAACAAATTCTATTGAGGAATTTTTTAGTCAGTTAAAACATTACATAAAAAGGCAAAGTCCAAATACATATGAAGATATAGATAATGTTATAAAAGATATATTACAAAATAAAATACAAAAGAAACATTTGACAAATTACTTAAAACATAGTTATAGAATATATAAATAAGTTTTTACTTGTCTCATTTTTCTTTTCGGTCGGTGTAATAGAATTTGTGTATTTATTGTTTTTAGATAAATGATGAAATGATAATCTATAAAATAAATATGCTGGCATTTCAAGCTGGTGTTAAAAAATTGAAAACAATTTATAATTTATAACAATTATAATAGAATACAAAAAAAATGTCTCAAGTCTATGTTGTTATTGAAAACGGTGAACCCTATCAAAATGTATATACATCGTTTGCTACTGCGGCAGGCGCAGTTAAGGAAAAGTATGCCGAGGAGATTGCCGAAGCAATTAGAGAGATGGGTGGTTACCCCATATGTTCAAAAATTGATGAGCCAGAAAATATAGTAACTGGTATCACATATTTATATGTAGAAAAAGAAATTAACATTTATATTTATAGACTACCTATCTTAGCATAATATACGCATAGGCTAAGTCTGAATTTGGTAATATAACTAACACCAAATTTATTTTTTTCATATTTTTACATTTCAGATCAGATTTATAGATAGTTCTAAACCAAAATAATATTAATAATTCTATTTTATTTTTAGATAAATATAATAATAAAAGTTTATATTTCTAAAATAAAATATAATTTATTTATATAATGCAAACCTTTGAATTCTCCAGTTCTCAAATCGTTCCAAAAAACTCGTCTCTTAGTTTTGGCGGTGGCTATAGCCAATCTAGTGGATGGAATGCCAATGTCACATTTACTAAGAAATGGTAATCCATTTACAAATACTTTAATTTAATACATTTTTTATGAATATTATTTTATAAAAATGTATTAAGTTTAATTGATATATATTTAATCTGTTTCATAAAAATGAAAAATCAATTATTTCGCATCCGTAAATATATTTAAAATATATTAGTGAACACTAGTTTAGTCTATTAGCCTTATGTTGTAAAACCATTGAGGGTGCGATTAGATCATGAAGATTGGGCGAAAATGCTAGAAGGAGATATTTATAAAAATTTATAATTGGTCTATTTACTAACCGCATTATCATTTTCCCATCGTCCTTCATGAATTATGGTATCTCCTTCAGTTAGCTTACCTATACCATGCTTCTTGTCGTCTTTCCATTCACCCTCATATATACTTCCATTCAAATAATTTTGTTTACCAAAACCATTTTTTTTATGGTTTTTAAAATCACCTGTATATACTTGTCCATTACAACCAATGAATTTTCCTTTCCCGTCAAATCTATCATTTAAAAAATTACCTTCATAATATTGAAATTTACCATTTGGTGAGCCATCTGCATTTTTACATGGATATTTTTCAATACCAAACCCATTGGCTTTATCATCAAAAAAGTGACCAGTATATTCTTCACCATCAAATCCTAAAAATGTACCTTCTCCATGTTTAAGACCATTTAATAAATCCCCATTATATATATCCCCACTTTTTAAAGTAACAACTGCATTTCCAGAATTATATTTATCAAGCCATCCTTCAATAGTTATTAAATCATTACTTAATTTAACAAATTTTTTTCCAGTTGGCCTTGGTTGTGTCATCTGTCTTTCCATATGTTCTTCAGCCATTCTACCAGTTTTAGCAAGAACTTGTTTAGCCTTAAATTCTTGCCTCTCTGTTTCTCTTTCTTGTTCTTTTCTTAATTCTTGCTCTCTTCTTTGGTCTATTTTATCCTGTTCTATTTTTCTAGCTTCGTCTTCTTTTTTTTTTCTAGCCGCTATTTTTTGTTCTGTAGTTGGGGTGCCACCTCGCAATTTACTTCTATAATTTTTTTTTTTTATTTGACGTTTTGAATAACGATTACTTAACATATTATATATTATATATTATATATAATTTTGTATATTTATGTATAAGTATTTTATTACACTTTTTTTAAAACAACATCGCTAGTATATATGTATTACAATTCTAAAAAATTGAAATATGTATTATATGTATAATGAGAACTATTGTTCTATTCATAAAATAAAATAAATGGCCGATCGTAAAATATATAAAAAACATCTAAGTGAACCTTGGTTCAGTCTATTAGCCGTTGGTTGTAAAACGGTTGAAGGAAGATTACACCATGAAGATTGGGAGAAAATGAAAGAAGGAGATATTATAGTTTGGTATAATCTAGATTTTACACCAATTATCGACAGAGAGTTTCAAACAATTATAACAAGAAAAACAACTTACCAAAATTTTAATAGTTATTTACACAGGGAAGAACTGCAAAAAGTATTGCCTTCTATTAAAAATATAGAAGATGGATTAAAAATATATTATATGTATTACACACCAGAAGATGAAATGAAGTTTGGAGTTGTTGCTTTACAATTAAAAGTAAATAGCTTATAATAAATTAAATACATAGGTTTTTAATTTATTTAGACATATATATCTTAGACTTTGTTAGACTTAATCAATCTATAATTAAATTACATCGCACCATCTTCATTTTCCTGATTATTTGTCTCGATTAGGCTATTATGTGAGATATTTGAATTACTATCGTACACATTTGAATTAGCTACGTTTTGAATTGAATTTGATGAAGTTCGCCGTGAAGAATTGGTTAAATCAGCAACTACAAAATCAGCTGATACAGTCATACCATTTAAATTTGGGGGACTTAGACTATTATTCATTTGGTTTGAGAGTGTATGATTACTAGGCACACTTACTGATATTACATTATTCGTTAATGGAGGTGGCGCAGGCAGATCCGTCGTATCTACTCTTATATTAACAGGACTTAATCCATTGACCATATTTGGTTTATGAACATTTGTCTCAGTATATATCATATTATATTTTTTTATAGTGTCTTGATCTATTAAAGGTGATATATCTGCTAAATTTTTCATATCTGTTTTTATTAATCCAAGCATGTCCTTGGCATTGATACGTTGTCCTCTTGGCAAAGCCAATTCAATTGCGATTTTTTTATTGATTTGTCCATATTGTAAACTACATAATCTATGACTTTCAGCTCGCCTTTGAAGTTGAAAATACGTGTCTATTGATTTTATTATCCCTACAAAAATAGATCCTATACCCAAAATTATATTCATATTATCATAACCAATATCAATACCTGTTGCGAAACCAATAGCACTTGATAAAATAATAACTGGTATATTAATATAATTTGAACGCATATTATACTTTTCAAAACTAAACCTATGTAAAATAGATAAACTCTCACATTCCTCTGCGTTAGTTTTAAGTAATTGTTCTACATCACGACCATATACAATACTTTGTTCCATATATTATTAATAACATAAAATAAATATTTGTTTCCATATATCATATTTAACTTGATATAATTGGTAAAAAAAATAAAATAAAATAAAAATAAAATAAAGTAAAGTAAAATAACTATTGAATGGTTGTGTATATGGATCAATCTTTAAACGCAGTAATTTAAAATTTACTTTCATTAGATATATGAGAATTCTATATACATCGATTGATGAAACAGATTTATTGTTTTTAACGAAAAGATTTATGTTTCTATTTTTTATTCATTTTACAGTTTCTATATAGACTATTCATCTAATAGCATAATAGCCATCGCAGCATAATTATGCAAATCAATCAACGTGTCTCTTATTCCTTCATCATTAATTAGATTTACTCCATTTTTAGTAATAGACATAGAGCGTTGTATTTTATCCTCTATTCGCATTAATACACCAATAACTCCATATTTAGCAAAGGCATCCCCATAATCTATATTTTTTTTTGTAAATAGTTCTAAACCTTCCTTTTGAATTTTTTTCAATTGCTCTACTCTATTTAATTGGTGTTGTTCGGCCATTTTATACCAAATTAAGCAATTAAGTCTTTATATATTTATCACTAATTTAAGTATTAAAAGTTGATGATGAAAATCAATTTTTTTTTAATGTTTTTAAAAAAATATTATAGTTTGTTATGATTATTAATACTATAAACTAGATTATAATTCACTATCATTAGATTAGTCCGAGTCTTCAGAAAATTCGTCTGTGCTTGGAATAGTTGTGCTTGGATCCCTACTTCCTCCACTTCTATTAATGTCTGTTCCACAGTATTTACATCTGAATGTGGGAGTATAGCATGGATAAACAATACCCATTCTAAGGTCTCGTTCCCATGCTTTGAGATGACCCAGTAAGCGTTTAAGCTGTTGTTTTTTCCTGGCCAATCTCTCTTTTTTTTCAGCAATAGCTAAACAAGTCAAGCCAGGCCCAGTTTTATAAAAGTTTGCCTGTTCGTCGACTAATTCGGCCCATTCTTGATCCAAATTCTGTCTATCAAATGAATTCTCCCTTCTAGCTACTTCCTTTTCCCGTTCAGCAAGAGCTTTCTCCTTTTCAGCCAAGATGCGTTCTCTCTCTTCTAAACTAACATTTGCTACTTCACTATTATTTTCAGATGCCATAATTTTTTCCTTGGTGTGCTATTAACTTCAATAAAAAATACATGAAATCTATCAATTTTTTTAATTCATTTATAAAATCCAATTCCATTTTTATTTCTAATACAAATTTTAATAAATAGGAAAGCAATATATCATAGATGAAAATAATTGATAAGAACCATTAATACACTGTTCTTTACTATTTTATTACTAGACAAATACTATATATTTATAATTTATTTAGACCAGTATTAGATAACTAATTTACACCCTTGAAGATTTAAAACCGCACCTTTAATTATTTTTTTATATTTTTCTCAAAATAATATAGATGACTAAACATAAGACAGAAGATTATAAAATTTCTGCTGTTAAATATTACTTAAATAATGATAAAGGAGATGGGTATAAGAAAACTTGTAAAATATTTGATTGTAAAAAATCAACTTTACGAGATTGGATTAAAAGATACAATACTTCTAAAAATCTTACAAGAAGAAACAGAAAACCTATTTCTTATAAGATTACTAAACCACAAGTAAAAACTGCGTTAGAATTATTAAAGAAAAACGAACAACTTACTATGAATGAATTAGCATTTGATATGAAACAAAAATATCCTACTTTTGATATTACACCTCAACATTTAGGACATGTTATTAGAGATAATAACCAAACAAGAAAAAGAACAAGACACGAACATTTCCCAAAAGAAAGATATAAGAAACCTATTGATAAACAAACTGAAAAGA